TAGGAGGATTGAGATCGGCCTTAACTTATGGTGGTGCCAGAACAATATCCGAATTGCAAAGAAAGGCGGAATTTGTTGAAGTTACGCCAACATATCAGTCCGAATCTAGCGTCAGAAAATGATTATTTTTTTAAATCAATATGCCAAGCAAATAGGGAGGATATAATTGTGAATACTCCTCCTATTATCGCTACTAGTATTTTTTGAAATTTGGTTCTCTCGGCTTCTAGATTTTTTCTACTTTCAACCTCCAAGTTTTCAACTTGTTCTTCCATTTCTTTTAATTTAATTTCAATTATTCGCATTCTTGATGAAAGTGGATCTATTAACCCATCGCCGTGAATTATTTTTGAAATCTTTTGCCAATCTTCTCTGAGTACATCCAATTTTATGGCAATAGTTGTTATATCGTTTTTGTACTGAAACGTAGAATTGACGATATGATCAATTTGTTCTTGAGTCCTTTCGTTTTGTTCTATCAGTTTTTCTAATAGTTTTTCTAGGTCGTTGTACATTTTTTGTCTATTTGTAGAGGAATATAAATACAAAGAAACATTGTGTGTATCTATTTAGATTATTATCCATTTCTATTCCGAATATCATAGAGATTTAAAATGAAAACATTATCCAAAATACTAAAAGAATCAAAAGAACTAAGCGAAAGATGTTGGGACGGTTATAAACCAACGCCAGGCAAGAAGCCATACGAAAAGGGTTCTTGTATGAAAGAAGATGATTGTGAAGATATGCACGAAGAATCTGAACATGAAGGTAAAAAAGTTACACTCAATAAGCCATTTCGCACACCAGGCGGTCCTAAAAAGTTTTCAGTATATGTGAAAAATGACAAGGGCAATGTAGTCAAAGTCAATTTTGGCGATCCTAATATGGAAATTAAGAGAGATAATCCAGAAAGAAGGGCTAGTTATAGAGCAAGACATAATTGTTCTGACCCAGGACCAAAATGGAAAGCAAATTATTGGTCTTGTAAAATGTGGTCCGATACTCCAGTTTCAAAAATTGCCGAAGAGGAATCATTAGATGAAGTTTCACCTCCGGGAAAAGACTATGAAACTTGGATTAAAAAGAATAAAGCCAGATTTATTAAACAATATGGACCCGAAAAGGGAAAACAAGTTCTTTATGCTAGGGCTTGGCAGATGAAAAATAAGTTTAAAACTTATGAAAGCAGTGATACAATGGATTCATTAGATAAAGAATAAATTTAATACACATGATAAAAAAATGAAACCTTTTAGCATCTTTCTACAAGAATCTAAAAATGTGCATTTAACGCATTTGGAAGATGAGATGTTTGACAAAGGTAGTCAAGGACTCTTGACTGCAATTAGATTTATAACATCAGTTGCTAAAATGTTAGCAACTTCATCGAACAAGAGTGTCAAAGTAACTACAAAGTGGGACGGTGCCCCCGCTATTGTTTGTGGTAAAGATCCTGAAACTGGTAAGTTTTTTGTTGGAACTAAAAGTGTTTTCAACAAAGTAGGACCAAAAATTAATTATACTGTTGCCGACATAAACAAAAACCACGAAGGTGCTTTAGCCGAAAAATTAAAAACAGCACTACAACATTTGAGTAAATTAAATTTTAATGAAATATTACAAGGCGATTTATTATTTACCGATGATAGTGTTTCGATGCAAGAGATTCAAGGAGAAAATTGCTTAACGTTTAGACCAAATACCATTACATATGCCGTACCGGTCGATAGCGATTTTGCAAAGAAAATACAAAAAGCTAAAATGGGAATTGTATTTCACACAAAATATACAGGACCGAGCATAGCGGATTCTAGTGCATCGTTTGATGTAGACATATCCAAACTTAAATCAAATCCTAATGTTTGGGTTACTGATGCGTTTTTTAAAGATGTATCTGGCATTGCGACATTTACAAAAGAAGAAACTAAACAAATAGCAGTAAAAATTAAGTCTATTAGAAGTTTAATGGATTCACAAACAAAAAATCTATTAAATAAATTATCATCTTCTGAATTGTTGCCATATATGCACATGTATTTTAATGCAAATGTAAAAGTTGGTTCAACAATTGGTGATGTGAAGTCACATGTAGATGGACTCATAAACTTCGTAAAACAAAAGTTTCAAGTAGAAATAGATAAACTTAAAACAGAAAAGTCAAAAATTGATAAAACTTCAAAATTAGAAAATCTAATACATTTTGTGGAATCATCGAGAGAAAACTTATATAAATTGTATGAAATACAAAAATTAATAATTGATTGTAAATTAATGTTAATATCCAAACTAAAGAAAACAAAAACGGTAGGAACATTTATACAAACTGGAGATGGTTTTAAAGTGACAGATCCTGAAGGATTCGTTGCAGTCTCGAATGATAATACTGCATTGAAATTAGTTGATAGATTGGAATTTTCTAAACTTAACTTTACTGTTGCTAAAAATTGGGGCTAATATGAAAGCTGTCATGACCTTCGGTAGATTAAATCCCCCCACATCTGGACACCAGCTTTTACTTGATAAATTATTATCTACAGCAAAGAAAATAAATGCTAAACCATTTTTATTTGTGTCACATTCACAAGATAAAAAAAAGAATCCTTTGAGTTTTGCCGAAAAGATCAAATTTATTTCCTTGGGTTATCCAAAAATATCACCATTTATTGTAAAGGATGAATCCATAAAAACGCCATTTCAAGCATTACAGCATTTGGCTAATCAAGGATACAAAGAAATTGTTGTAATTGTCGGTGAAGATAGAGTACAATCATTTAGAGCAATGATTTTACCTTATCTAAATATTGCAGATAAAAGTAAGTCTATTGATGCGGACTCAGTTAAAGTCATAAGTGCTGGTGCAAGAGATCCTGACGCAGACGATGTTACCGGAATGAGTGCTTCAAAGTTAAGATCCTTAGCATCCTCTGGTAATTTTACTGAATTCAGTAAAGGTTTAATGTCTGGATTGAAAGCTGATGCTGCCAAATTAATGTATAATACATTACGCAAAAAAATAAACTTGCAATCTGAAGATTTTGTGTTACAATCATTTTTAGAGTTTTACAAAAAGGAACAAAAATTAGATAATAGATTTTTACCTAAACATACGCTAGAGGTTGGTACTGACGAACTGGTCGATGCGTATGCCGAAATGATACCTAATAGTTTTGAAAGGGAGTCTATAGATGTCGCCAGCAGCGCAAGTGATAATGCCAGCCACTTTGAGGCACGTAGAAAATGAGGTACCTGTCGGTGAGATTGATGGAACCAACACTATATTTTTTACTAAATATAGATTCTATGACGATCATTGCCAAATATATTTAAATGGTCTAAGGTTGAGACCGGGAGAGTTTCTAGACTACGTGATACCTAATGATCAAGCCTTTGTCATGAACTATGCTCCATTGCCAGGAGATATTTTAATAATCGACTACTTTAGAAAATAAAAGTTTCATAAATAAACGTAATCTTAAATTATGTTTGATCGATACCTTGTGTCGATTGCATATTGGCCAATGTTATGAAAATACACACCTTATAAGGAGAAAAAATATATGGCACAACTAAAAATCCGTGGTAATACACAGATTATGTCTGGTACTATCACAAATGCAGAGATTGCATCAGATGCCGCAATTGCTTCATCGAAGCTGGCAGATGGTAGTAATTTCTTGAAGAAAGATGGTTCAGTGGTTTGGACAGCAAATCACGATGCCGGTGGTTTTAAGCTAACCAATCTTGGTGCAGGTTCTAACCCGAACGATGCAGTTACCTATTCACAGTTGCAAGATGTTGCCGCTGGCGTTAGCGTAAAGCAGGCAGTTCGTGTTGCTAGTACTGCAAACATCGCAAGCCTTTCAGGACTTCTTACCGTCGATGGCGTATCGCTTGTTGCTGGTGATAGAGTTCTTGTAAAGAATCAGACAAACCAAGTAAATAACGGCGTTTACGTTGTTGCTGCTGGCTCTTGGAGTCGTTCATCGGATTTCGATGATAGTCCTGACACAGAAGTAAGAGGCGGAAACCTTGTATTCGTACAAGAAGGTTCTGTAAATCCTAATACTTCATGGGTATTGACTGGTCAGTCAAATCTTGTAGTTGGTACAGACAATCTCGTATTTACTCAGTTCTCTGGTGCTGGTACACAGACATCATCGAACGTAGGTACAGGAGAAGGCGTATTCAAGCAGCTCAGTGGAAGCAATTTCGAGTTCAAATCTCTTGCAGATAGCTCTGAAATTGATGTCGTTGCAGCCGCAAACGAATTGTCGTTCTCGCTCGTAAGTCTTTCGATTGCTTCCGGAAAGCTCGCTGCTGATTCGGTAATCACATCAAAGATTGCTGATGCTAACGTAACAGAAGCAAAGATTGCATCAAGTGCAGTTGTCACAAGCAAGATTGCTGATAGTGCAGTTACTACAGCTAAGATTGCAGATTCCAACGTAACAGAAGCAAAGATTGCATCAAGCGCAGTTACCACAGCTAAGATTGCCGATCTTAACGTTACTACCGGAAAGCTCGCCGATGATGCTGTTACTACTGTCAAGATTGCCGATCTTAACGTTACTACCGGAAAGCTCGCAAACGATGCTGTTACCACAGCTAAGATTGCAGACTCTAACGTAACAACCGCTAAGATTGCTGATAGTAATGTTACTACCGCAAAGCTGGCTGATGATGCTGTTACAAATGCAAAGATTGCCGATAGTGCTGTTGATAGCGCACAAATCGCAGACAATGCTGTAACAAACTCAAAGCTCGCTGATAGCGCAGTTAATACCGCAGAACTTGCCGACAGTGCTGTTACTACAGCTAAGATCGCAGATTCTAATGTAACAACCGCTAAGATCGCAGATTCTAATGTAACAACCGCTAAGATTGCTGATCTTAATGTTACCACTGGAAAACTTGCTGATCTTTCTGTTACTACCGGAAAGCTCGCCGATGATGCTGTTACAAACGCAAAGATTGCCGATAGTGCAGTCGAAAGCGCACAGCTTGCTTCGGATGCAGTTGTTGATTCTAAGGTTGCAGCAAATGCCGCTATCGCTAGAAGCAAGCTCGCATCGGGAACTGCAAGTCACGTCCTCGTGAACGATGGTTCTGGTGTTATGTCTTCGGAAGCACAACTAGCATTGTCACGTGGTGGTAGTAATGCTAACCTCTCGGCCGCAAGTGCATATTCGTTCCTCCATATGAATTCCGCTGGTACAGCATTCGCTGCAAGTCTTTTGACTGGTAGCCGTGCTCTCGTATCGGATGCAAATGGATTACCTAGTGCTTCTTCGGTTACTTCGACTGAACTTGGATATCTTTCGGGAGTTACTTCTGCAATTCAAACACAATTGAATGCAAAGGTATCTGAAAGCAGCTTCATCTTCAACGAAACACCATCAGGAACAATCGACGGAACAAACGTAACGTTTAACTTGGCTTCATCACCACTTTCTGGTAAGCTACAAGTTATGCTTAACGGACTTGTTCTCAGACCTGGCGCTGGTGCAGACTACACCGTATCTGGTGCAGTTATCACCTTTGAATCTGGTGCACAGCCACAGTCTGGTGATGTTCTTCGTGCAACATACGTTGTTGACTAATTAAATGATTATCCACCATAACCGTAAAGGTTATGGTGGGTTATTAAAATAGACCTCTTATTGGGGTCTATTTTTTTATTGACTTATTATTAATATAATAATACAATTATTGCGTGTGTGTTCGCATATTAATGGAGAAAAATAATGGAACCAAGAGTACTCTCAAAAGAAGAACAACTAGATGTTCTTGTTAAAATTCACAACTTTTTGGCAAACTATGACCGTGTTCCTGGAGCATTTGCATCGCAATTTGCTCAGGTTCTTGAAGGTCTTGTTCTCGTTGCAAATTCTGTACAAGCTGAATTGCGACCCGCACCCTCAGAAGGTGCCGCTGCCGTGGTATCTCAGTAATTACAGTAAAAATATAATATATTTTAAGTCACGAGAAGTTCTTGTGACTTTTTTTATTTGCATAAATAGATTAGAAATATTTTCTACTATGGAGAACCATGATGAAAGGCTTTAAAGATTTAGAATCGGCATACGTCGATACAATAACAAAGATAATGAATGAAGAAATGTCAGAATATGACAAAGTATTTCATGCGGCCATGAAGAAATTTAATATTTCATCACCAGATGAACTTGGTTCAGATGATAAGAAGAAAGAGTTTTTTAACTATGTCGATTCGCAGTACACAGCAAAAGATGAATCGTATGCCGATGACTATAAGAAGTTTGCCGCACAGCATCCAGAACAAGACATGACTGAAGGTGAAGATTGGCGAGATGAAAATGAATATGGAGATGCAGCCGATAAAGCTGCAATGAAAGAAGGCAAATTTTATGAAAAAAAGTTTCCAACAAAAAAACATAAAATTATAGATAATGCCGATATCAATTCTATAATAGATCGAAGACATCCATCACCTACATACAATGAAGCGACCAAAGAAGAAAAGCAATTGAGCGAAAGGGCAGAAGATAAAGAAGAAATGGCCGATGCAGAACCAGTATCGCAATCTGGTTTAGATGTTGCAAATGCAGAACCAAACTCTGCCGTTGGTTTCAGAAACGATCCAATACCACCAAAAAGAGTAGATGTTTTGTGTGATATAGATAGAAGCGATCCTAATAATCCAAAGAGATCATACAGACTTTGGTGCCAATATCCAACTGGTCAAGTTTCAATACATCCAGCACCAAAT